CAAAACTTAAGGAAGCTAAAGATAAAAGAAGCTATTGATGAGCATAGAGCGAGTATTGAGGCTAAAGCAGAGTATGGGATAGCTAATTGGCGTAAAGATGTATTAGAAGCGAGGAAAAAGGCAGCTGAAGCCGACCATAAGCAATGGAGTGCAGTCGCAGCGTTTGACAGGCTCATAGGCCAGCATTTAGGCGTGTTTGAGCTTGATAACAAGCAAAAGGCTGAGCAGCGTGAGCTAACTGAAAAGGAAGTGGCTGAGGCTAAGGCATACGCCGCCTGGAAGCTGCGACAAGGCCTCTCATTAGCCGCAGGATAGACGATATGTATAAAGACAAGGACAAGCAGAGAGAAGCAGTGAGACTGGCCACAAGGCGTTACAGGGCCAAGGTATCACGGAAGGTATCACATACATCGAAGGTGGTGATACCCAAAAAGTGTGAGCGTGTGATATCCTTACAGAGCCACAACCCAATGATGGTAGGCTACGTCCCGCCTACGGAGTAAGCTATAAAGATATGGCCCCTTTACTATTCTTGTCAGGATGTCAGCAGCCACAGCCAAAGCCACCGCCTAAGCCTACGTATAAGGTAGAGCAGCGCATGAGTCCAGCTATGAAGGCAGTAGTAATGCAGTTAGTGTATCTAAGGTCAGACCCTAACATATGGCAATATAAGGAGCCAGACCCATTCAGAAGGCAATAACTAAGGCAGTACGCGCTATATGCAAGGCCAAAGACCCAGTAACGACAGTATTGGCCAATATTATGTTTGAGGCGCAAAGGCAAAAAACAGCACAGGCGAAGGCGTTACCCCCCAAGGGGGCGGGCTTGAGTTAATGATAGTAAGCCAAGACATATTTCACCATTTTGCAATGCGTTAAGATAGGTAACTTATGGTTTCTTGTGATGATAGTAATATTTGTGAAGATTGTGGAAAGAATGTTCTCGATGGTGATGAATGTTCAAATGACAATTGTTCTTGTTTTGGCATGATGGTTTGTGAATGCCATGAATGCGATGGGTAGTTTATGCTTTTTCTCGCATATTTTAGCTTTAGGGCGGTTTTATGAAAAGGCGTAGCTTTTTGAAATTTATTGGTGTATCTCTTGCGGCTCCTTATTTGCCTATGCCTGTGCCGACGAAAGTGCTTAGTCATATAGACCCTACTCTCTTTTGGGCGAGAGCGATGGTTTTGGGCTGGCAGAAAAGACGCGATGAAATAATTATGGAGGCTTTATCATGAGCAAACAGGACATAGCCGACTTTGAGGCTACGATTCAGAAGGTTTGTGAAAAATACCGCAAGACGCTGACCCACTGCGAGTTGGTAGGTACTTTGGATACCGTTAAGATGGGCTATCACATACACACATTGCAGAGTTTCGAGGATACCGAGATCTGCGAAACGCCTGTGATTAAGGACGAGCAGGCACTACCCAAGCCTGAGCCAATGAAGAAACTTTCCGGTTCTCCCTTGCCTATGGAGGTTGCAAATGCCTAAACCCCTAACCCAGATAGTCAAGGACTTGAACAAGGCCAACGATGCTTGGCATAAGAGCATAGAGGACTTACTGGAGTGTGAGGACTTGGACGTTGAGCAGCGTGCGGTGATAGGCACCAAAGCGTTATTGATATTCGATAAAATGAAGGAATTGAACGATATTTTGGCTAATTATATGAGTTAAAGACGGTATATACTTTATCTGCAACAGATACGGCAGTCGGGTGCCCCGAATCACTTGACTGTCGTTTTTTGTTGCGCAAAATTATGGAAACTGAACAAGAACTAACTCCTGCCGACATTGCAAGCGTAGACGCTGGGTACTGGGCTGTCTTGAACGATATTAAGCTCCAGGCGGGCATATTCTCATTCAAAGACCACGAGTACCAGATAGAACCTATGTGCGAGGACGTGCGGCGTACCTGCGATATGAAGGCTACTCAGGGTGGGTTTACGGAGATAAGGGTATTTAAGACCCTTCACGGTCTTATCTATAAGAGATTGCCGCAAGGCGCTTTGTACCTGTTCCCGACTAATGATGATGTTCAGGAGTTTAGTAAAGCCCGGTTCCAGCCGCTCATATCATCTAACCGCAATGCTATCGGCCAATTTGTTAAGAGTACCGATACCGCTTCGCTAAAGAGGGTCAATGATGCTTTCCTGTACCTTCGAGGTGCGAGGCTGTCTCAGGTAGTTGAGGGCGAGCATAAGGAATCTACCAAACTGCGGTCTATCCCCGTTGACGAAGTTACCTTTGACGAATATGATTTAATGGAAGAGGACGTTGCGGAAAAGGCCAGGGGACGTATGGGCCACTCCAAGGTTAAAGGCGAGCATTACCTATCGAATCCCACCATCCCCGATTATGGTATTGATAAGATATTCCAGAAGTCCGACCAGCGGCATTGGTTCAGGAAATGCAGTTGTGGCGAGTTTACTTGTGCCGAGTTGTCCTTTCCTGAATGTGTTAAGATTCGCAAGAATGGTACTGGTTATATCGGCTGTAATAAATGCGGCAAGGAACTGGGTATTACCCCCGGCGAATGGGTGGCGGCAAAGCCTGATAACGCTGCGTATATGGTTGGTAGGCGATGGTCTCAGCTTACATCTGTCTTTAACGACCCTGCCGAGATACTCGAAGATTACATTAATCCCCCACAGGGCAATCTCGGCGATGTTGTTAGATTGAGACTGGGCCTGCCTTATATTGCCGCCGAAGACCGTTTGAGGATGTCGGATGTTTTTGGATGTTGCGGTAACGAGATGGAATATGCCACTCACAAAGGCCCGTGCGCGATGGGTGTTGATGTTGGTAAAATTAAGCACGTTATTATAGGCTTGAAAACGGGAAGCGACCAATATCAAGTAGTTAAGACTGCGCAACTATCTTCGTGGGGCGATATACACGACTTGGCGAAAAAGTTTAATGTTCGCAGTGCCGTGATAGATATTCGGCCTTATGAAGACGCCGCACGACAGTTTCAATCGCAGGAATCATACAAGATATTCTTATGTGAGTACAAAGAGAATATGCCCCAGGGCACTCTTTATAACCAGAATACGGGGGTGGTGAGTGTGGCCCGCACGGAGATATTCGATGCTACTCATCGGCTGGTAACTGTGCCGGGCCAGCTAACATTACCGAGAGTAAGTCCTTCAATGAAGGAATTTGCCAAACAGTTATGTGCGACTGCGAAGGTCTTGGAGACCAATAAGAAAACCAAACTAAGTGTTTACAGGTACAAGAAATTGGGCGAGGAGCATTTTAGGAACGCTCTGAACTATTTTTATCTGGCCGCCTGCACCGGCAGGATAGCGACTGTGAACAAGCACAAAAAGAAGACAGGGAAATGCAAGAACGATTACGCAAGAGTATAGGAGCTTAAATTATGGGTGGATTATTTAGTAAACCAGAAATACCAGAACCGCCATCTTTGCCACCCCCTATTGCTATACCGGAGATTGACGAAGAAGAGGTAAAAAAAGGTGTGCGCCGCCGAAAGGGAAGACTTCTCACAAAAGTTACGGGCGAACTTGAACCGGAAACCAAAAAGAAAGCTTTGTTAGGATAATAAAATGGCTTATTACGACGAAGAAATGCGCCTTCAATATGCCAGAGGGTTGTATACCCAAGGTCTGAAAACTGTATTACCAATAATGGTCGGTAAATATGGATTAGATAGGAGTATGAATTTTTGGTCTTATGTTAGAGAGACCCAAACAGACCGGCGTGTTTCCGGCAGGATTTCGCCGATGCACCAGTCTACGGAATGGTCATCTTATGCAAAACGAGCATTAGATGTTTTGGGTGGTCGACCTTATGCTGCAGGCCCTACTTTGGAAACTCGTACTCCCGAAGAGGCGAGGATGGCGGAAAAGAAAAGAATTTCAAGGCGACGGGGTCGAGGGCGGGGGGGAACAATGATAACCGGCGAATTAGAACCACAGACAAAAGGGAAAGCTTTGTTGGGATAATATAATGGCTGACAATAAAGCAGAAGAAATTATAAAACTTCAAGAACGCGAAGAGAACCGCAACTCCAATTACAGGAGTATGTGCCAGGAGACTGCCGAGCTTCAATTCCCCCGCGATAGCGCTATTACCACTATCTATGCGCCGGGTGCGCAGAAGACTGATACTGTTTACGACCCTTCCGCCAGTGAGGATTCGCAGATACTCGCCGATGGTTTATTATCAGCTATTATTCCGGCGGGCGAGTTCTTCTTTAAGTTGAATGTTTCTAAAGACAATCCTGCTGGAGTTACTGAAGAGTACAAGAGATATTTGGGTATGGCTACCGACAAGCAGCATCGTTCTATGTTCGCATCTAATTTCATGCTGACTATGGGCGAGGCAATGAGGTCTCTGGTAGTCTTTGGGATGGGAAATATATATTCTGAATGGACGATAGCTGCTGGGGGTCTGAATTATACCGATTACGACATAGGTAAGTACAATGTATTGGTAAATTCCGCAGGTCGTGTAGATACGATGATATTGAAATTTCCCTATACTGCTCGACAGGCATACGAGAAGTGGGGCGACAAAATCGGTAAGACTGCAATGAAGGCTTATAAAGACGAAAAGAAAAGAGATGATAGCCTCTGGTTCATTCACTTTGTAGCACCGAGGAGCAAGAGAGGGCGTACCCTTACGGACTTTATGAATATGCCCTGGGAATCTTATTATATAGCAGTAAAAGATAAGCACGAAATTGAAGAGGGTGGCTTTGAGGAATTTTGTTTTCACGTTCCAAGATGGTCGGTTACTTCCGGTGAGACTCATGGCAGGGGGATAGGCACGGAAATACAGCCGCAGGTCAGGGTTATGCAGACAATGATGTGCGACTTTATAGAAATGGGCAATAAAGCTCCGAGACCGCCAAGAGAAGTTTTGGCTTCGTTTGATGGTGAGCTTGATGTAACTCCTGATGCCCAAAATGTTGTTACGGAAATACCTTCTTCAAAGATGATAGAAACTGGCGGACACGGCGCTTATGTTATCACTAAAGATATAATCGAAATGCAGCGAGAGGTAATTCACAACGCATATAAGAAAAAAGCATTCACACCATTACAGGATTTAACCGGAGACCGTAGAAACGAGTTAGAAATACGACAGAGAAAGCTCGAAGGCTTACAGCAGATAGGCCAGCCGGTCGGTAGAATACAGAGTGAGCTGTTGGAGCCACTGATAATCAGGACGTTCAGGCTCCTTATTAGAAACGGTGAAATACCGACCCCACCCTCAGGTCTGGAGCTTTTAGAGATAGAGTATTTAGGCTTGATGGCCAACGCTTTGAGTTCCGGCCAGGCCAGAGGGTTCCAGCAGACGGCTATAATCTTTTCCGAACTGAAAGAGACTATGCCCGGCCTTATGGACAATCTCAACACAGACGAGGGCGGCAGGGCATTGGCGAGGAGTTTGGGTACGAAGGAAGAACACTTGAACACCCCCGAACAAGTAGACGCTATCAGAGAGCAACGTGCAAAAGATTTGCAACAACAGCAGATGTTAGAAGCGGCTCAAGCGGCTGGTAAGGCTTACAAGGACACTTCAGGCGCACCGGAAGAAGGTTCTTTGGCAGGAGCGATACAAAATGCGTAAAGGAGATTTAGTAAGAACGGCTGAAAACCCAACTTCTATTCCAGCAAAAGTTGTAAGAATTTTGGATATGGGACACGGCAAGGGAAACGAAATGGTTGAAGTAGATTTGCTTGGTCTTCGTAGGTTTTACGCCAAGAAAGAATTGAAGGTAGTGCAAGATGCCTAAATGGTTACACGAAAAACTAAAGAGAGGCGCGAAGAAAGCAGGACTAAAAGGCAAGCGCCGCAAGGCTTATATTTACGGGACTTTGGCGAAGCATAAATGAAAGAAAAAGAACTTACTGACGAAGAAAGACAAACGCGAATTGATTTTAACGAGACTTTTAATACTGCTCACGGCAAAAGAGTCGTGGAAAAACTTAAAAGGCGTTTCAATTATGATGTTGTGATATGGAAAAGGGATAATTTGGGCCGGATTGACCCTTATGATGTAACAATTCGGGCGGCCCAAAAAGTAGTAATAAACTATATAACCAACCAAATGGAAAAGAAAGGATAATTATGACGAAAGACGAACTGGAAAGCAGCGTACTAAAGTTGCAGGAAGACTTGGAAAACTTAGCGGGTAAGGTTGGCCTGTTGGAGATTATAGCAAGAAACCAACCGGCGGGAACGCGGGAAGCGCCTCCACGCGATGTTAAGAACGTTATTCAAATCATCGCCAACCGCAAAAGCTATTTTTGCCAGACACCGCAGGAGCAGCAGATATTTCAGGAAAACAATCCCGGTGTGGATATAGAAAGCCACAATGTAGAATTGGCAACTTCTACCGCCGATACGTACCTGAATGACCCCGAAAACAAGAAACAATTTACAAAGAAAGTAGAGGAAACAGTAAATGCCTGAAGAAGAAGGAAACGCACCGGCCCCTGTAGAACCACCCGCAGGGACACCCCCTGCCCCTGTAGCATTGGCAGACGAAAACGGAGTATTGAGAAAGGGATGGCTCGAATCTTTAGATGAGGATTTAAGGGAAGAGTCTTATCTCAAAGAGGCGAAAGATGTTCAGGGATTAGCTAAGGGAACGGTTCATGCCCGCCGAATGGTAGGCAAAGACAAAATGGTTATTCCCAATGAAGAGTCCGGCGATGAGGTATGGGATGCTTACCATAAGATAGGCGGCAGACCTGATACCCCGCAGGATTACAATTTCAAACGGCCTGATGACTTTCCAGAAGAACACTGGAATGATGAGTTCATGGTTAAGGCTCAGGACATCTTGCACAAATATGGTGCAAGTAAAAAACTTGGAGATGCGCTGTTAGAACTTAACGTCGAGAGTGTAAAGGTAGCTCTGGAAAAACAACGGCAGCAGGAAGAGTATGACTTGGACGAAATCAACAGAAAACTCGATACCGAATGGGGACTCGCCAGAGACCAGAAGATGCACCTTGGCAATATCGCAGTTGTAGAAGGAACCAAAAACAAGGATGGCACAGTTGATGAAGAACGCAAAGCAAGGATTCTGGAGAAGGTCAATAAAGACCCAGACCTTATATGGTTCGCGTCTAATTTGGGTGGTAAGTTTTCTGAGCATGGTATTGTA